GTCTACTAATGCTACTGTGTGTGGTGTATCACCGAAAGCAGCATGAATTACAGCAACTGGTTGTTTCATTTCTCTCTCCTTAAAATAATTTAGTTCCATTTTCAGCAGCCTTTTGAATCTCAAAAACTTCTGCCTGTTCATTGATATGAAGGTCTTGCCAAAGCTTTTCTTGCATTTCTGCATCCACCATACTAGTGAAAGATTGTGTCAAGTGAAACCACTTGTTTACCAGAAGATTTGCAGCCTTCTGCTTTTCTTCATCTGACATTTGTGCAAGTGATTCTACGAATTCTTTAGCGGTTATTTTCATAATTTCCTCTTTTCTCATTGTTACGAATCATAGTACCATGTTTTGATAACAAAGTCAAGTACTATATTACTCCATTTTCCCAAACACTATTTGCAAGTTTCTTTTCCATTCGATATGCTTCCTTTTCCCAAGGTAAATCCCAATAGTTAGTGGTCAAAGGTATTGTCTTAGACTTCCATCTTGCAACACCAGTTTTGATACCATCAACCATTTCTTTTTTTGCAAACTGTTTTACATGAACCATTTCATGACATAATGCAGTTATCATATCTTTGATTGATAACTTCTTATCAATTTCAATTTCAAATCGATTCTTATCTTCTTCCATACAAAAACCAACAGCTTCACTTTTGATATTAACAAGATTAACAGTAATATCTAAAGTGCGAAATCTAGAAAGTAATTCAGAAATCATGTGGTGTGTAACTTTTTCACAGATTTCTCTCTGTGTCTTGTTTCCACCATTTACTTCAATGAAATTCATAATTAACCTCTCTCTTGATTATGATTAATGCTACCATATAAAATTATAACTGTCAAGGGCATCTATTTTTTTGTTGTAAATCAATAACTTAGAAAATAAAAAAGGGGGGTCATAACCCCCCTTTTCCTTCAGTGATTCGGCAATCTAATGAATATCACCGTTTCGGTTCATCACATAGACTCCACGAATCATGAATACGATGCTCGACACTGCTAGGAGTGAGATTGTAGTGAGAGAGGAGTTTCCATCTCCAGCTGCGCCTGTCAACATCGCTAAAAACATACCAATACAAAAACTAATCATAATATACTCCGAATCAATTCAACTCATATTATTAGTTATACACGAAACTGGTATGAATGTCAAGTATTTTCTCTAACATAATCGTCATTCCAACCAAAAGCTGTTTTAACAACTTCGTGGGAAAGACCTTTATATACTTTATGTAATTGTTTATCTTTTGCATAACATAAAACTTTTGCCTCATCTTCATGCAAACCTTCTAACATTTGAATGAACATAGTTTCTTTTCTCATTCTAGGTGTTCGATTATCTGCACCTTCAATAAAATGCCACAATTTTTTTGCCTCTTGCATGAGTAAAGTATGTTCAGTACCCTCTGGTACTTCATTGGGTTTATAAGGAACTGCACCCTCTGGCATTGCCCATTTAATTTTTGGGTCAAAAGAAGATTTTATTACTATTCTTAAAGATTCACTATCGTTTTGTTTTAGAACTGCAATCTTTTTATCTTTAGTTTTTGCATTATTTACTTTTTTAAGAACCTCTGCAATACTAGGTGTATAAGTTTTTACGGCCATTTAGAAGTCTCCTATATTTTCCATTAAACTTTTTAATCTATACTTGATAAAATAATTTAGTAGATTTTTTCTATCACCAAATTCTGTATTGTTGAATGTAAGAATACACTTATCAACTAATTCTTTTGGAATATAGTCAAGGTCTATAAGAGTTCTATTTCTGTGTAAGTTTCTCATCATCTCTTCATTACAGAAGTCTTCTGGCTCTAGTTCAATCCAAGTTTCAAGTTTTCTTTTTGAAATGGGTCTTTGTCGTAACTCATCTACAAAAGTATTATCTGGTGACAAAAAGTTTGGAACACCATCACTTCTGTCACCTTGAAGTATATGTGTTTTAATATATGTATTAGGGTCTACACCGTTGATAAATTTCTTTTGTGTTGGACTATATTGTGATACAAAATTATGTTTTTGTAACTGTATAAAATCTTTATCTCCAGAAAGTATTAACACCTTTTCATAATTCTTTGGTTCAGCTGCAACATGAAATACAACAGATGCAATAATATCATCTGCTTCTGCATTTTCTACTTGCAATACTTTATATGGGAAATATTCTATAAGTTCATCACGAATTAAATGAAGTGTATCAAAGATAGAATTCCAATCTAACTTAGAATTCTTTCTATCTTTTCTACGACTATACTTATAATTTGGAAAGATATCTCTACGCCAATTATTCTTGTTATCATAACATAAGACTAATTCTCCAAATTCAGCTGTGAATCTAGAGCGATAACTTCTTAATGAATTTAGAACCATGTGTCTAACTAAGTCTGGTTCTACTTCTTTTCTACTTCCAATCTGCACCATCAAATTTGATAGTGTCACTTGGTTCATATCAACTAGTATCATCCTCTTTACCATTATCTGATTCAGGCATCAATTCAACAAGTTTATCCAACTTTACCTTTGTTACAATTTGATTGTCTTCTCTAGTTTCAGTTTTTACAATCAAATCCATAAAATCTTGCATAGGGTGTGCCATTCTCATTTGACGATATAATGTACCCCTAACAGCTTCGTTAAGAAAACTGATGTCACCAATAAATCTATCACTTTTAATATTGAAACCATTCTCTCCAATATTATGAATTAATGTAATCATAAGACCTTCTGCAAGACCATCACAAAAATCTAAATCTTCTTGCAATCTGCTGGCATCTAAGTCAACAATTTTAGGTACTCTTTTTCCTTTAAATTTTCTAGGAAATTTGATTACATTATCGTTCAATATCCTAACTCCAGTTTTCTCTTTTCTATTTTTTTCAAATGGCGTCTACGACCAGCAGCTTTCTCTTTTCTACGTTTTTCACCCCTGCTAACAAAATGACCACGTTCTCGTAGTTCTTGGAAGAAACCATCTTTCATTAGTTTCTTCTTTAGAACTCGTAATGCACCATTTACATCAGAAGTCGTAGTACCATCCTTATTCTTTATTTGGCGAACTGTAACTGTCATGCCTTCATCTTTCTTATATTTATCCTTCTTTTTATAGAAGTTTCTATTGTTGTATCTGTAACTCATACATCTCCTTCTGTATCTATTACTTTATTTAGTTTTACATAGTATCAGAAAGTCTACGCAGAGTCAAGTACTTTAGTTACATATTCTACAGCATCATTAGAAAACCCACCAATATGCCAATTATATTTCTCAGTAGGAATATATCCATCTTTCCAATTATAAACAGTAGCAGTTGTAGTTTCAAAGTCTTCTATTCCAGTATCATCTGTAAAAGGAACTTTAAACTCTATTGCCCATTGTGCATTGACCTTTTCATAAGGACTTGAATCTGTATAAGTTGGTTCACCAAAAGCTTTAACTATTTTGTCATAGGTAGTCTTTACATATCCTTGTAAATGTGTACCACTAATAGGTATATCAACATCAGTTGTAAAATCTAACATTCGACTACTTCTCCTTTCCCAATCCATACTAATAACTCTTCAAACAAAATTTCCCATGTATCTTTCTTTTCTTTTAAGTAGTCGAAAGAATACACATTCTCTTTGGCCCATTTGATAGCATCTTTCGCATTATCAAATTCACCTTTCAAACCCATTTTATTATTTTGGGTATAAACAACATATTTCACATTCTTCATTACGCAGCCTCCAATAATGTTCCACAATATTTTACAACGTCCTCAGGCGTTGCATAGTAATCAGTATACCTATCAAAAGGCACAATCATACCACCACAATCTGGGTCTTTACAAACCGAACCGACATACCAACCAGCGGCAGATGCCATTACGATATTCTCAGAGACAGGCATCTCTGTACCGTAAACATTACAGTTGGTAAATTTAACGTCTTTGATGTTTTTTTGAATCTTCATAATTTACTCTCTCTCTTTATTGTTACGAATCACTTTACCATGTTTTGACAACAATGTCAATAGCTATTTTAATAATAACTCCAGAAATCACTCCACATATCATCTACCACATCTTCTGCGATACCAATATCAAAATTAGTTGTTAAACCTAACTTTTCCACCACAAAGGCTTTCATCTCTGCGATATGTTCACACTCCCCAATCTTAGTTTCAAGACCATCAATACCAAAGACTTTCTCTTCAATATCCATAATGTAGTTTTTAATTTTACTCATATTCAACTCCTTCTACTTTTTTGATAATCAATTTTCCACCGTTAAGTTTTTCTAATCTTTCAACTTCTTCTTTTTCGACAGATGTCCAATACTCGACATCTCCATCTGGATAAGTAACTTCGTAATAAATCTCTTTCATCTTTACTCCTTTATCTTACTCTTAGAGTATATACTGTTATGATAACAATGTCAAGGGCATTAAAAAACCCTTATAAATCAAAGACTTATAAGGGTACATATTTTTAAGTTTTTGCAAATTATTACGAATCGGGCCGAATCACTAATCAATGTCTTCCTTGTTCTAGTTTTCTAATTGCCTCATCATATTCTGCGTTTGTTTTATCATTCAATTGTTGCAAATATAAAAAGCCATCACCTCTTGGTGTAAACTCATATCTCATTTGATTCATGATTTCTCTATTTGCACTTAATTGTTTTCCCCTTTGAAAATTTAAAAGGGCTCTTTTTATAAAAACACGCACATTATCACACACATGACAAGTGCGCTCATACACGGCGCTTGCTACTGACATTCTTGTCTCCTTTTTGAAAGCATATAGTTTAGGTTTAAACTATACAATTATATTTATATAAGAAATAATTTTTACTGAAGAATGATATTATTTCCAAAATAGAAACATTATCATTATTTTGATAACTTTACTTTTTCTTGAATTTTTTTTATCTTTTGGTCACTCTTTAATTGTTCATCTTGTTTTTTCCACCTACAATGTTCTCTCATTTCTAATTGTGCTCTAAACTTCTTCCTAATCCATTCATTATTATTTGATTCTGCTAAAAACATTTTTATAGAAATATAACTATCTCCACGAAACAATAACTTATCATTTTTATAAAGTGTTCCAGTATTATTGTTAATTTCTAATTTTAAATTTTTAAAATCATATCTCATCCTTATGCAGTCCTACAAAATACTCAGCGTCTACCACCACTAGAGCTTTATGATTGTTCCTTTTAATCACCACTATTGGTTCATAGTTTTTAGAGTTGTCTACTGCTTGAGAATATGATTCCCATATATTTAATTTCTCTTGGTTTTTACATTCGACAGAATAGGGAAACTTTTCTCTTGCAGCCCTAGCCATAATCAAGTCTTCACCACCAGCACCCATTGACCTAGATTCAACATCCTCTGGATGTACTTCTAATTTTTCAATAAGTTGATTGCGAACCCACTGTTGTAATCGTCTACCTTTTGCTTTTGCACTTTGTGTCTTCATTTTGTTAATATTGCTTCATCCGTATACATATTATACTCATCA